ATACGAGATTCTGGAACTCCTAGTGAACGGTATAGTTTCTTTTGGAAGTACTCGATGTCGCTAAGTTCGCCAAGATTCTGTCCACCTGGCAACGTAGTGATCTCAGTGCCTCTGCCACCTTCTCGTCTTGGTAGCCAGAAGTCTTCGAGCATGGACATGTGTTTTCTGTCATCTCTTATTTCTCCAGTAGCTGCGTCGTATACAAGTTTGTTTCTGTAACGGTTCATCACCTCTTTGAGGTATTGTTCCGCTTTAATTTTTGGTAGATTACCCACATCAATGTAGAATATTCTACGTTCTGGCGCTCTTGATAATCTGTATATTACCAAAGAATCCTCAATCATACGCAGTTGATTAAGTGCCTTAATAGACTTATGTAAGTACGAAAGAATTGTTTGTTTATTTCTATCCACTAAACCTGAGTGGCAGAATGTAATAGAATCAGGTGCGATCTTTACTGGTCTTTGTCTAGTAGAGAAAGGAGTTTGACCTATGGCACCTAGAGTATTTTTTGCTTGGTGTTGATTAGGATCATACTGATAGAACTCTTCTATCTCTGGAGATTCTATTTGATCTGGACTCTTGGCATTAACTTGAGCGATAGCTCCTTTCAATGTAGGATCTGTCTTGAGTCTTCTTACTAACTTAATTTTAAGTGGATCAATATATCTTACTTCTTTGATGCCTTCTTCTGGTTTCTTGATATCAATTACCTTATGATAATAAATTCTACCATCAACATACCAGTTTCTTAATATCTCATGGCACTTCTCATCGAAGTTCATGATTTCTTTTATTGACTTAAACTCTTCTCTAATTAATTCTTTTAGTTTCGCAGAGCCTGGAAGATTCTCCAAATCGATTTCGACAGGAGAATCATTCTGGTCTGAAACTATTGCTTCATTTATTATATCTTCAATGGCAGAGTCCACTTCTGGATGCAATGCCATTTCTCTATACCTTTTTATTAACTCATACTCAGACTTAAATACGCCATCTATATCAACATATTGCCCATAGAACCCACTGGAAACATAGTAATCCGATGAGTCCTCATTATTTTGAGGTACAGGAGAGACGATGTTCTTACTTTGATCATCGTCTTTCTCTATTTTAAAACCAAATAATTTAGCCATTAACTCACTACTACTGGGCTGTCCCAGTTATTTATCATTCTATTATAACACAAATATTATGTTACGTCTATTGATTCTGGTTATATCCTGTTAAGAAGGATTGTGAATCTTCACCTCTATAAGCATCCCACCACTGGACTTGTAGATCCACTGTAAACTCTTCGACTGAATCAGACTGATCGTATGAAAGTTCGATAGCACTTACGTTTGTTGGGAATATTCCGTGGAACTTATATGTTTTTAGAACAGGTATATCAGAGTTAGCAGTAATTGCTTTCTGAAGTTTACCAGTGCTATCACCGATATAGTTCTCAGGAGTTTTGTAGTTAGGTTGACCATTGATAGCATCTCTACCTAACTGGTAGACGTATGCATTTGTTTGATAATCAACAGGTGAAACTTCTCCAGTAGCATTATCTACACGGTTGATTCTATTCATCCATGCTTCAAATGCGTTTCTTAATCTGAATGTAGTATCATTGATAACTGTAATTGTCCAGATATCAAATGTTCTGTCTCCAGCAATCTTGAGGTTTCTGCCTCTGAATGGAATATCAATTACGTTGATATTTGATGCTGGTAAGTTTGCGGCTTTAACCATAAACCTAGTATCTAAGGCGAGTTCTTCGTTAGAGATCTCAGACGCTAAACCTTCTGGGTAAACTAGTTTTACCTCGAACAGGTTAGGGCGAGCACCCCCACCAACCAACCTAGACCTAAATGAGTCTATAGTTCTCTGATTGACCTTTGGTAAATTAGATGGCATTTTCTTTAAGTCCTCTTCGTGACGTATTTAGTAAAATTAAACAGATCCAATCACTTCATCAAAGCTGATGCCAGTTCTTGTAGCAACAAAGGTTAGACCGATGAAGTTAATAGAACGTGCAGGCTTCACGAAGATGTCTGCCTTGAAGGTATTTGAATCAATAACATCAGGTGTGTTATTTGACTCATCACAAATGACTACGAATTCGGAAATACCTCTCTTAGCCTGTACATCACGAAGATATGGTTCAACAATATTCACAAAAGCAGTTCTTGTGAGATCATCATTAAATTCAAATAACTGTGATCTTGCAGCTCTCTCAATTGTTCCTTCGATTGTTAAGAACAAACGACGAACATTGATTCTATCGAACGCAGATGCTTCCTTCTGTGCAGTCTTATCACCAAATAGTACAAGACCAGCGCCAGGTGAGAATACCACAGGGTTAATTCTCTTAGGATAAAGCATATCCCTCTGAGCTTGAGATGGGTTGTAAGCAATCTTAACTGCATTGTTGATTGTTCCTCTGGTTGCACCAGCTGGTGAGAACCAAGGGAATGACTGAATAGATGTTCTTGCCATCAATCCAGCGATGTCACCGTTTAGTGGAATGTATCTGAATGTGTTGTTAAATCTGTCAAAGGTATACTTATAACCTGAGTCAAACACTGCGTAAGAACTAGATGTTAAACTCTCAAAGAATGAAATAATATTGTTAGTTTGTTGATCAGAGTTAGTTAAACCAACAACACCAGATCTGTATGGTGAAATACATGCGATGCAATCCTTACGAGTAGTTGCAATTTGGATAAGCTTGTTTGCTTTAGCCTGTGCCTCATAGATTGAATCTCCACCAGATGGCCCTTGAATTAGATAGTTAACTGAGTATTCAGCAGGGTTATCTAATACTGTGTAAGAAGAAATAATATCTCCTAATGAACACTTGTAAGAACCTTCAGAACCGTAGTCGTTTCCGTTTGCAAGTGAGAATGTACTTGGGCCAGCACCGTTGAATGTTTTTCCTTGTGCATTGGAACCCCATGTACCACTGGAATCTACAGTGTATCCACTTAACATGGTATTCTTAAGACCGATACCAGTTTGTGCAGCACCAACAAATGCATACTGTGAGAAGTTTGCAAGGTAGTTCTTGTAGAAGATATCTGTGCTTGGAGAGATCTTAGCATCAAGTGCCTTTGATAATCCAACCCACTTCTCTACTATTGCACCAGCTGTACCAGTTACAGATCCTGTATCGTCTACAACTAATACATGGAACTCATCGTACTTAGAGTTTCTTTGCTTAGCATACTCAGTTGTACTTGGTGCTTCTGCAATTTGATTCCAGAAGATTGTACTATTTGTAAGTCCAAGAGTCTGTTGATTGTACCAATCGTGAACGGTATTACCTTCTCTTAGATAAAGTCCACTACCAATACCAGACATAACAATGAAGTCTGTATTAGCAAAAGCAACAGTTGCTGCAGCATCCATGATGATTCTTGGAGCTCCTCCGCCTGGAACATCAGTAACGTTGGCAGTGTATGTTCCGTTAAGAGACTTGATTTGGTCGCCAGGTGCAACTTTCAATGCGTTGAGATCTTCACCGAAAGTAATTTCTGTAGAACCAATACCAATTACAGCTTGGAATCTTGTTCTCTCAATTCTCTGAGATACTCCAGAGTTATTAAAGATTTGATAACGGTTAGGTTGGTTTGTGCTTGCTGGCTTACTGAAGTTTTCGTTGTAAACGCCTAGGTCGTAACCACTGAAAGCGTTTGTAGAAGATCCTTCTTCGTAATCTATTGCACTCCATACGTCTGTAGTTACGTTATGCTTTGCAACCACCTTAACGTCAATCATTCCTTTATGAACGTCTGTGATGATACCTTTGATATATCCTGTTTCGATACCAACGGTTCCATCGGTGTTTGCCATACTTGTTGAGAAACCAGCAGTTATAGCATAACCAACAACGATACCTTCTGTACCAATTGCAATTCTCTGGTCTGCCTTAGCGTCAATGGTGCAAATCTTCAAACCATTTGCCCAAGAGCCAGGGTTTCTTGCAGCATAGAACCAGTTAGTATCAGATGCACGATTATTGTAATAATCCTCAGATGATTTTACTGATAGGTTTGTAATTGCAACACCAACAGGAGCGTTAGCATTAGATAGTGTTGTATTGTTTGTTCTTAATACTCTTAGGATTCCTCCGTAAGATAAGAAAGAAGATGCAGTCATCCAGTACTCATATTGAGCATCGGTAGATTTAGGAGATCCAAACGTTGATAGTAGATCAGCTTCAGTCTCAATCAAAACTGGCTCATTAACAGGGCCTTTTTCAAAAGGGCCTGCAATAGCACCAACTTGATCGTTGACTCCATCAATTCTACCTACTGTTAGGTCTATCTCTTTTACCTTAACGCCTGGAGATACTAGATTAAGCGCCATGTTAGTGTTCCTCGAAGATCTCAGTTGTTTTCTCTGTTATTATTTAGAGTTTGCTACTTTTTCACTGGGGAAACTGTACATGAACCCCCTACCAGTCAGGATATACGTCTAATTTATTACTCCTTCTTTTCTTTTTTACCCTATCAATAGTACATGTTTTACACTCATATGAATATGAGGATGGCTTTTCTCCCCTACTCTTTCTTGACAAGTAGAATCCCTCTGTTAGTGGGTATGTTTTCCCACATACTCTACATTTTCTTTCATGTAAAAATAAAACTGGATCATCTAAGTCCATTACAAGTAATCCCACATGTAAGATCTATCGCCATACTCGTCAAGGTGCCATCTATCACCCTCGTTGTCTACAAAGGATGTTTCTTCAGATACACCATCTTGTATGAATCCGAATGGAGCCATGTCTGCCTCAATCTGATCTCTTTGATCATCATATACTCTCTTTCTTATATCATCGTCTGTCATCTCTTTAAAATAATCTTGCATCACCAACCATGAGAATATCACTAGGCACATGGCAAGATCATCATTACACCCCTCTTCTGCCTCAAATGAATTTGATTTTTCAATAAAGGTTGTGAGTTCTGCAATAATATTATAATCCTTTACTATTAGTTTATCTGTCTCTATGAGAGTCTTGAGGTTGAGTGACCCTATCTTTTTGACGGTCTTAGACATCTTGACTCCTAGTTGCACCTTACTACCAGAGAATCCTTGACCCAATACTTGTCCAGCTCTACCTCTAACAGCAGTCATCAAAACATTTTCATACTCCATGTCATAGAATAATATAGATGCAATCTGATCTCCAATATCATTTACCTCACATAAAACATACGCATTATTATATGCTTTAGCAAAATCTAGAATGACATTTGGAAACAACATTGGTTTGATAGTATTGTTTCTATATTTGGCAACCACTTTATACGGAAACTCTGTAGTATCAAACACTATGAAGGCGGAATAGTCTTTCTCCACACCTCTTGCAACGTCAACAGTAATTGAATAATTGTGTTTATCTATTGGATTCTCATATATCTCTCCTCCTCGTTTACCCCTATTGATTGGTTCATCATACACCATAGTCTTCAACTTGGCTGGTGAGATCAACGTATCAACAGATCCTAAAAACTCACACTCAAACTCAACACGGAACTGTGCTTCTGATGTGTTCTTGATTGTCTGTTCTTTCCACGCTTCATCTCTGCCTGGCACTTCTGACCAGTGAACGTCTGTGGTGACGTATTCGTTTCTACCTAGTTCCGCATCATGCCACAGTCGGTAAAAATGATTCATACCACGAGGGGTAGAAACAATAATTACCTTAGTAGACTTACCAGAACTAATAGTAGGATATACACTACT